AGAAGTAGTATCTGTTCTAGTTGTATTATCGTGATTAACTGTTACTGTATTTGCAATATTTACTGTGCTTATTTTAGCACCTCCTGCTATATCTACTGTATTATTATCTGACACTACAGATGATGCAGCATTGTCAGCAGTTAAGTTCCATGAAGACATTGACCCGGTACCATTTGTAGTCCACTCTAAGGTATTACCAGCACCTACTGTAAGAACCTGACCAACAGACCCTGTACCATTAGATGTGTCTATGACAGCTGGGTTTGCTGCCATACTTAACCAAGCAACTTTAAATTTCTTATTGTTGATTAATTCATATTGATTAGCACCATCATAAACAAGCTCACTCTCACCAAGAGAACAAGTACCACCATCCCACATTGGGATAACATTGGCTGTATTAGATCCAGTACATTCTACCCAAGTTCCTGATGTAACACTAAGTTCTACATCAGATCCATTACTTACAACGGTTATTCCTGTTTTTCCAACAAGACTTACTGTATCTACAGTACCATCTGAACCAGTCAGGTTAAGATTAGTTTTACCAGCTAGATCCACATTTGCAAAATCATAAGTGGTATTTCCTGCACCATTGATAGCAGAAGCAAGATCAAATATTGAAATCAATTCTTGATCTAGTTTAGGCAGATATGCCATAACATTTAAAGAACTATCTTGTTTAGTAGATAAAACTAAGTAATCTTCCTTACCATCTGTATTTACATCATATGGTTTTGGTGCATATTTTTTCTTGGAAAATAATCCAATTACATCTTGTAATAATGAGCCCATTGTTTTTTATTTATAAGTACAGTGCAGATAGTTTAATACTAGCCGTTCCTGAACATGTTATTGTTATATTACCATCAACATCATTAAAAGCATCAACTTCAAAAGGTCCTAAGAACCCTTCTTGATTAGCAGCTAATGTTAAAACAGCATCTTCTTTTGTAAGTACTCCTAACAAAGGATCTACAACAGTAGTAACTACAGGAACAACTGTAGCTGTTACTGATGAACCACTGGCATTTTCAATATGAAAAAATTGCTTTCCTGTATTTGCAAGTTTATCACCTGCTGGTTCAGGAGTTACTGTTACAGGTACTATACCCGCTTGAGTTATTTGTTGTGCTGTTAATGTTGCCATAGTAATTTATTTTTTACCGTTTCTATATCCATTTTTAAAAGCTTCTGATTGAACTGGTTCAGATGCTCTAGTAGACATACGTTTAATCTCAACTCCTTGTGCAGCTAGTCTCATTCTAGTTGCAGTAGCAGTTGCATTCTTTTTTGCTTGAATTTTTGCTGGTATAGAAGTTGGGTCAAAATACCCATTCTCTACCTTTCCGTCTCCCATTGGGAATGATATTTTTTTAGCCATGATTATTATTTTTTAAGCAAGTGAGATCCATCACAAGTACCATCAGCACTTTGTGTATTTCCACATGCACATTGTTGTCTATTATTATTCATATTTTATTTTTTATATGCTCTACGTGCAGTTTTTCTAACCATACCTTTTTTGGTACCTTTCTTTTTCTTTACTGAGCCACCTCTTCTCATTTGCATTTCACTAGAACCTTGGATTACATCCATTACGTCTGTAGTTCCCATAGCACCACCCATTTTAGCAAACATATTTTGGTATGAATAATCCATACCACCATCTCCATAAGAGTCTTTTTTCTTTCTAGCTCCTCCTACCTTGTAGGAATTTTTCATATTATTTTGCATAATTTTTATTTTTTATTAATTGTTGTATATTTTTCAAATCCACGTGACCCAAAATAAGCTACATAAATTGTAACTAACAAGGTCTTTAATAATTCTACCCAACTATCATCTATATCAAATGCTATATCTAATGAGTCAAGAATAATGTACAAGGACGTAATAACAGTTAAATAAATTAATGTCATAGGTCTTGTATTTTTAGAGAGCCATGAATCTGATTTCATGTCTGACTCCCATCTTTTACTAACTTCTTGAAGTTCTATCTGATCTAATTCTAAAAGTTTTAAAGCTTTCTCTTTGTCTTCTGGTGGCATAGCAGGATCTTTATCTATAAGATTCTTTACTATACCAAGAACACCAGAGTCTGGTAATAAATCTCCTACTGTATCTACAATAGCAGAACCATTACCAACAAGGAACTTTCCTACCTTGGTATCTCTAAACTTCTTTCTGGGTTTTTTATCACTCATTATATTTATTTTATGGGTAAATTCTAACTTTTAACATTGTACCACCCAATCTATCATCTTCAAGTACACTTGTTGAAGGCTCACCACATATAACATTAATCCAGTTATTACCTACACTTACTATATTAGCAAATGATGGACCTGCTTTAAAAGTTTGTGATATTTCAAAAGTAGCTTTAGTTGAGTCAATTGGTGTAGCCCATGTTCCTCTATACTGTCCTGCTGATAATCTGGTCCAAGTTAATGAGTTTGCTGGAGATAAATCATTATACTTTACTTCTTCCGTTGGAACACCCGTGCCAACTTGGCTTAATATACCTACATATGATTCATAATAATGATCTAATGCTATTGCTACTGACTTAGGATTAGCTGTTGAACCTAAAGGAACACCAGTTACTGTTCCTACTCCATTACGTCCCCAAAATAAAACATTATCTGCATCATTTACAGTAAAGCCTGGTCCTGCACCACCTGGATTCTCATCATATACATTGAAGCTAGTCATACCACCACCGCCACCACCAGCTGCATCAATTGTTACCTCATTTGATCCTGAGTCAGATAAAACTATATTATTACCTGCAACTAATTTTACATTACCTAATGATCCATCAGAACCGGTTAGTTTTAAGTCTACATTAACACCTGATTGAGAACTAGTATAAGTATATGTTGTGTTATTATCTGTAGCATTTATAGTGATCTCATTTGTTGATTCACCAATAGTAATCCCATTACCCTCAACTAATGTTCTGAAGTTAAGTGTCTCACCAACTTTATCTTTCCATACTTTTTTACCACTACCAACATTAGCTGCTAAGTTTGGTTCTCCTTCTGAATCAAACTCAATATAATCATCATCTGCTGATAGTTTTATAGAAAGGTTTGGGCTCATTGAATATAGACCCCTAAAAAAGCTTGTACACTTTCCAGTTGCTGGATCTATATCTTCTTTTTTAAATACACCAACAGAGTCACTTACCTTAATGATGTTCTCATTAACGCAGTTTTCAGATGAAGCAAGGTCTTTAACTTTAATCAGCTTAACTGACTTATATGGTATAGGAGAAGCAACACCTGTCATTTCAGGTTTCTCATTCCACATACCTAATACAACAACGTCATCTTTTCCTGCAACGTTAGTAAACTTCCCTCTTTGTATTAAACTTAGTATGTCAGTTAATATATTCATATCTTATTTTCCTGAGTGGGTCCAACCACCTAATTTATATGACTGCATTTTTGATGTGCCATCAGCAGAAGATGCAACTCTTTTAGCATCTCCACCTTTAGTCATCTTTTGCTCCATAGAGCTCATCATAATATTATCCATTGCTGCTTCACCACCCTCAGCCATTTTACAAAGTAGTTTGGCTTTTTGTCTTGTCATTTTTTGAGCTTTTAGGCCTCCACCTTTTTTATTTTTCTTCATGATACATCAAATGTTAATGTTGCTATGAGCAAGTAAAGTTTAACTGTAGTATAATCAGCTGTCTCATCTGGTGCAATGTAATCCCAGCCCAAGGCTAGTCTATTATGTGGCCAGTGAAAAGCTATTTCTAATTGCCAATCGTTCATTATATATTGCTTTTAGTTTTTTTACATAGTCCATCACGGCAATGCCCTAAACATAATCTACCACCTGATAACCATTGTATTAATAAACATACTTGTCTCATTACTTCTTTTTACCTTTAAGTGCTTTTACTGCAGCTTTAGTTCTTTTCTTAGTTTCTTTAGCACCAGCAATAACTTTTTCGTCAACTTCTGTCTTAGACCAGGCCCATTTCCAATAGTCCTGTAGGCTAAATGTCCATACTACGTGTAAAATTTTCTTGATCATCATTTTTAATTTACATTACTATACTAATAATATACAAATTTTAAAGAACCTAATCAAATATAATAGTATATTTGTAAATAGTTGGTCAGAAATGTATATAGATAATATACAAAATTTCTCTTAAAAAAATCTATAAATCTTTTAATAACAAACATATGAATAAAGTAGATCCAATAATTTTTAAAAATAAATTCAGCATTGAGTTTTTACCTACTGAGACACTCCTTGGTTTAAAAACTATTAATTGTGAAGTACTGTGTGAAGACAATGAATACCGTTGGGTAAATGGTATTGAGATAGGTCTTATATTTTTTACATTCACTTATGCAAATATGAAGTCATAAATTTTATTGTCTAAAAAATTTTGACTAAATTATACTTACCTAGCTGCACTCTTTTCAGGGTGTGGCTTTTTAATCCTTAATAAATAACCTTATGAACAAAGACATCTTTAAACCTAGAACAAATATATTGCCTTATGAGTATCCCCAACTATTAGCATATAAAGATGCTATAAGACATTCTTACTGGATAGATACAGAATTTAATTTTACAGAAGACATACAAGACTTTAAGGTAACTATATCTAAAGAAGAAAAAGATGTAATTAAAAAAACAATGCTTGCTATTGCACAAATAGAAGTTAATGTTAAAACCTTTTGGGGAGATCTTTATAAGAGAATGCCAATCACAGAAGTAGGTGATGTAGGCTTTACTTTTGCTGAGTCAGAAGTAAGACACAAAGATGCTTATGCTAGGCTACTTAGAATACTAGGATTAGAGAAAGAATTTCAATCAGTAGTTGAAGTACCTGCAATAGAAGGTAGACTTAAGTATTTAAAAAAGTACTTAGATGGTACACGTTCTAGAGATAATAAAATGTATACTAAGTCTGTATTGCTGTTCTCTTTATTTATAGAGCATGTAAGTCTATTTAGTCAGTTCTTAATTATGATGAGTTTCAATAAAGAAAAAAATGTACTTAAAGGTATATCTAATGTTGTTGAGGCCACTAGCAAAGAAGAAGAAATACACGGAAACTTTGGTGCTGAGATTATCAATATTATTAAAAAAGAAAACCCTGAGTGGTTTGATGCAGAGTTTGAGGAGCTTATTTATTCTGCATGTAGAAAAGCATATAGAGCAGAATGTGGTATACTAGATTGGATCTTTGAGCAAGGGGAATTAGATTTCCTACCAAAGCAAACTATCTACCACTTTATAAAAAACAGATTTAATAACTCTCTAGAAAAGATAGGTATGAAACCAATCTTTGAAGTAGATAGAGAAATATTAAAATCAGTAGAATGGTTTGACATAGAGATAACTGGAACCAAAGAAGGAGACTTCTTTTACAAAAAGAGTGTAGACTATAATAAAAAAAGTAAGAGCATCACAGTTGATGACTTATTCTAATAAACCAACAATAATGGAATATAATAAATACTACTGGCTAAATGAAGATAGCCGCACATTTTTATCAAGAGGATATATATCAGAAAGCCCTGAACAAAGAATCAAAGACATTGCTATAAAAGCAGAAAAGTATTTGAATATAAAAGGCTTTGCAGAAAAGTTTGAGGACTACATGGCAAGAGGGTTTTACTCTCTGTCTACTCCTGTATGGATTAACTTTGGTAAACAAAAAGGTTTGCCTATAAGCTGTTACGGATCTAATGTTGATGACAACTTAGATAGCATATTAAATGCAGGGCGTGAAATTGGAATGATGAGTAAATATGGGGGAGGTACAAGTGCTTTTATTGGAAACATTAGAGCAAGAGGAACAGAAATATCTACAGGTGGTTTTGCTGATGGGCCAGTTCATTATGCTAAGATTTATGATACAGTAGTAGATGTATGCAAGCAATCTGAGGCAAGACGTGGTGCTTGTGCAGTATACCTACCAGTTGAACATCCAGACATCTCAGAGTTCTTAGACATAGGAACAGAAGGTAACCCTATACAAAACTTACAGTATGGAGTTACAGTTACAGATCAGTGGATGAATGAAATGAAAGAAGGAGATAAAAGTAAGCGTAAGGTGTGGGCAAAAATTATTCAGAACAGAAGTGAGTTTGGCTTTCCTTATATTATGTTTAAAGACAACTCTAATAATAACTCTCCTTACAAAGAACTTGGAATGGAGATCACAGCATCAAACTTATGTTCAGAGATTCAACTTCCTACAGATAGTTATAACTCTTTTGTATGCTGCCTTGGGTCTATTAACTTATTACACTGGGATCAGATAAAAGAAACTGATGCAATTGAAACATATGTGTATTTCTTAAATGCAGTAATGGATGAATTCATTATTAAATCTGAGACTATGCCAGGCATGAAGAGAGCATTTAACTTTGCTGAAAAACATAGAGCAATTGGTCTTGGTGTGTTAGGGTATCACTCATTGTTTCAATCTAAGCTTCTTGAGTTTGACTCACTACAAGCTAAAGGATTAAATAGTGAAATCTTTAGAACACTAAAAGACAGAAGTGAGATTGCTTCTAGAGAGTTGCATAATGACTACGGATACACATCTCTAAGAGAAGGATATGCTAACACTACTCTTATGGCTATTGCTCCTACTAAGTCTAGTTCTTTTATACATGGTGCTGTATCTATGGGTATAGAGCCTATCAAGTCTAATTACTTTATTAAAGATCTTGCTAAGTCTAAGACTATCTATAAGAACCCGTTTTTAGAAGAGGAGCTTGAGAAGTATGGTCTAAATACAGACAAGACTTGGAAGTCTATACTAAAGAAAGATGGTAGTGTTCAACACTTAGACTTTCCTACTAAAGAAGTATTTAAATCATTTGTAGAGATATCTCCAAAAGAGATTGTGTTGCAGGCAGCACAAAGACAAAAGTATATTGATCAATCACAGTCATTAAACTTAATGATAGATCCATCTGTCTCAGCTAAAGATATAAATAAGTTATATATGTATGCCTGGGAAGAAGGTGTAAAAACTTTATACTATCAGTTTAGTAAGAGTAGTGCACAAGACTTTGCAAGAAACATTTTAGAATGTAGTAGTTGTGAAGGTTAGTGTATTATTACTGTTGGTTTGCCTAGGTTGCAAGCCACAGTATAATCCTGATAAGGATCCGGATGTATTAGACTGGTATGTTGATGAAGGTAAAACTATTATCTATACTAAGCAAGACTCAATACAAGATGCATATGATAGAGCTAAATATATTGACTCATTAAAAAAGGACTCTATTTTCTAAGTCCTTTGTGATTGTCAATTCTATCTAAAATTTTATTAAGCTCTGCTGTCTTTATTAGGCCTGCCATAGAAGCATTCTTCAAAGCACTTATAAGTTGTAGTATCATGAAAGGTACTACAACCACCTCGGATAGCCAACCTGTTCCTGCAAAACCTCTCTCTACCATAAGGATGACAGTCAGAATAGCTATCCACACAAAGGTGTTTCTAGTAATTCTTAATGCTTTATAAGTTTTAAACCCTTCTCTTTTACAGCCAGCCCATACTCCAAATATTCCGTCTAGCCATAATACTGAACAAACAGCTAAGTATTGTTCCATGTTTGCCATTGATAAATCAAAAAAGTACGTACACAGGTACGTACAGAATGCTGTTATACTCACTATAGATAATTTAGTTGTCATTGATTAGTCTTATTATGCTTTAATCCTAAAGGTTTATACTATAATATAAACAATATATGTGGCATCTTCTAGATTTAAACCTGTTAATTTTATTATTTAATATAAAAGTCATTATTTTTTTCAAAGGAAAAGAATTTTTGTATTGAATAAAGTAGAGGTAAAACATCATACCAGTTCTTTGCTAATTTTAATTCACCCTTTCTTGGTTTGTTTTGATAAACAATACTGCTATCCTGCATGAACTCTTCGTCAGATAAAATTAACCACTTAACAGGAGTCTGTACACTTAACTCCATTGCTTCACCAAGTTCACCCAAGGTTCTTGTAGATGCAATAGGTGTTTTGGCCATTTGATATAATTGTTGAAATCCACCAAGTCCTGGTAGTGGAACAAACATTACCATTTCTTGCTTAGATCTATCTGCAGTATAAGCTATAAAGTTTTTAAGTTTTCTTTCTAATCCTTCATCATCATCATCTGCACCTTTTAATATTGATGTTAAAATAAATAAGTTCATTATTAAAAATGCTTCACCTAATGTTCTGTATACATTTTTAAGTAGCATGGTTCCTTTATTTGCATCATAGAATTCTTCACCGCTTAAGTTTTCTGTATAACCATATGCTTCCTTAAAGCCTGCACCTAGGTTTGCTCCGTATGATCCCATGCCTTGCTCTTGCATTACTCTATTGCCATAGTAAGTCACACCACCCATATATTTTATAAACTTATACAGAGACTTGTATCTACCTTCAATCCAACCTAAATTCTGATCATAGTATTGTTGTTGGAACCTTGCTCTAAATGCAGGCATAACCCACTTATGAAACTGTGCTATAAGTATACCTAAGAAGTTATTTTGAATTACCATTCTATCTTCTCTTGCATAGTTACCGTGAATTTGCTTATTAACTTCACGTATTCTGTTTCTTAATCTTGCTCTGTAAGTATCATTGTAAGGCTGTGTAAATCCAGATCTTTTATCTATAACTGTATCAAAACCTTCTTTTAAAGTTGCTGTTTGAGTTTCAGCATCCCAATCCCATGCTTCACGTATACTCAACGTCTCATTACCATCTGTTAAAAAGGTACTATATAGTATGGCATGACCTACTGTACTCTGTGCATAGTACTCAGCACCTTGGTTAAATGAATAACCAAAGCTTGTAAATCTTTCCCATAGAGTGCCACTATCTTCTCTACCACTAAATGTTTCTCTAATATCTGCATCATTATCCATCATGTAATAATGATCTGATAACCACTCATATAATGACAATGGCTTCTTAATATCATAATTACCTTTCTTTAGCTTAACTTTATTTAAAGTTGCAACTCTACCAGTAAAGTCTGCAAAGTCTCCTATAGCATCAGGAGTTCTTTGAATTATTCCTTGTACTGCTGTATAAGCAAAGTCTTGTTGTGCTCTCTTATATCCTTGTCCCGTAAAGTATAAACCACCCATTGCTTCAATTGCATTATTCAACTGACCAATAGTAAGGTTATTAAAGTTACCAAACACGTTAAAAGCTACATATGCTAATGAAGATGCATTTACTAGTAA